GATCCCGGAAAGCCAACGCCGCCGTCCAGATGCGGCTCGCCGGAGCCACCTGGGGTGAAATCGCCCTCGCCCTCGGCTACCCCACCCCCCGCCAGGCCCTGGTCGCCACCGAACGCGCCCTGGTCAAACAGTTGGACAACGCCGACGACCGGGAGAAGATGCGGAAGATCGCCGGAGCCCGGCTCGAACGCCTCCTGCGCAGCGTATGGCCGAAGGCGATCGACCCGGACTCCCCCGACCACCTGATCGCGGTCTCCAAGGCACGCGACCTCGTCGACCGGCACGCCCGGCTGTACGGGCTGGACGCCCCCACCGAGGTCGTCGTCCACAACCCCACCCAAGTCGAGTTGGAATCCTGGGTGACCCGACTCCTCGCCGCCACCGAACCACGGGTGGTCGGCTACGACATCATCGCGGGCGAGGTCGAGTCAAGTTCACTCAGTGAACCCGATGACGATGACGGGTCGGCTGGCGTGGCGGCGGTGGTCTGATGCCGTTTCGTCTCGACCCGTACTACCCGGACCGGGCAAAAATCCAGTTCACCACCTCCTCGCAGATGCCGTCCCTGATCTACCGGGCCTGCCTGGTCACCGGCACCATCTCGAACACGGTCTACTGTCAACATGCCCTGGTCGAGGCTCTGGCCCGAGACTTGAACCTCGACCGGGGCACCCTGTTGGGGGCGTTGCCACCGCCTCGCGGACCCGCGAACCACCTGTACGACCCCGCCGAAGGCACCATGAACCGGTACCGGAAGGCGAAGCCACCGATCACCCAGGACAACACCGGCGGCGTCACCCATATCGGCCCCGCCAACACCGTCGAAGAAGTCAGGTGAGTGGAAGTGGACCCGGTGGGTACCATCTTGGTGTGGGAAAAGTGCGCTGGACACAGAAGTGCGCAGGCGGCTGCGGCACCCTGCTGGTCGTCGGCGTCTTCGCGACCCGACTACACGGCGGATGGTGGTGCACCGCATGTCTGAACCGCCACCGGAGCACCTGCTTGACCCTGAAGCCCTGGTCGAGTGGCGACACTGGAACCCCGACGCCCAGCGGAAGGCGATAGAACTCTTCGAGACCTACTCGAAGTCCACCTGGCGCCCCTTCTACTGCGAGAACCGGGACTGCGACGGCAAACCACACGGCGAATGGGCCTGGAACCACGCCCGCGCCGACCAACGACCCCCGATCTGGTCCAGCAACTGGCTCACCCTGCTCCTGTCCGGTGGACGCGGCTCCGGGAAAACCCGGACCGGGTCCGAAGTGACCCACCAGGTCACCCAACACACGTCCCGGGTCGCGCTGATCGCCGCCACCGGCCCCGACCTCCGCGACACCATGGTCGAAGGGGTCTCCGGCATCCTCGCCACCTCCCCACCCGGCCAACGACCCCTGTGGGAGCCGTCGAAAAAGAAACTCACCTGGCCCAACGGCTGCATCGGACAAGGATTCTCCGCCGAAGAACCCGACCGGCTCCGGGGACCCCAGGAAGGGTTCATTTGGGGCGACGAACCAGCCCACTGGCCGCTCGTCGACCAGGTCTGGACCAACGCCCTGCTCGGGTTGCGGCTCGGGAAGAACCCGAAGGCGGTCCTCACCTCCACCCCCAAGCCGATCAAGTGGATGAAGGACCTGATCAAGGACCCGCTCACCGTGGTGCACCGGGTCAGTACGTACGAGAACCTCGACAACCTGTCCCCCACCTTCCGGGCCACCGTCCTCGACCGCTACGAAGGCACCCGGCTCGGACGACAGGAACTCCACGGCGAAGTCCTCGACGACGTCGAAGGCGCCCTCTGGAACTGGGACATGATCCACTGGGTCACCGAAGCCCCCGACCTGGTGCGGGTCGTGGTCGGCGTCGACCCCGCCGGAACCGCGAACCCCAAGTCCGACGAGACCGGCATCGTCACCGTCGGGATCGGGGCCGACAAGTGCCTCTATGTGCTCGCCGACGACACCGACCGGTACTCCCCGGAACGCTGGGGCAATAAGGCCAACGCCGCCTACGAGACGTTCTCCGCCGACGCGATCGTCCCGGAGAAGAACTACGGCGCCGACATGGTCCGGTTCACATTGGAGAACTCCGGCTACCGAGGCGCCCGGATCATCCCGGTCACCTCCCGGCGCGGGAAGGCGATCCGCGCCGAACCGATCGTCGCCCTCTACGAGAAGAAGCGGGTCTTCCATGTCGGGAAACAAGGCGACCTCGCCGAACTGGAAGACGAGTTGACGTCCTGGGTGCCCGGCCAAGGCGACTCCCCGAACCGGGTCGACGCCCTCGTCCACGCCTGCACCGAACTCGCCAAACACTCGATGCCCGCACAGATCGCCGACCCCACCCAACTGAACCGTCGTCTCCGGATCGTGTCCTAAACCGCCCTAACTTCCCTAAAGCGAGGTTCACTGAGTGAACCATTCAGAGTTCGTCTGGATCGCCGCCGCCGTCATCGGGGTCCTGTCCATCGCCCGCACCGCCCGGCTGATCTGCTGGGACGAGTTCCCGCCGATGGAATGGTTGCGGGTCCGGCTGATCGCCCGGTTCGGGGACCGATGGGGAAAGGTCTGGACCTGCCAGTTCTGCCTCGCCCCCTACCTGACCGCCGGGATGGGTGTGTGGGTCTGGCTGTCCGATCTGAACGCCTGGTGGTTCATCATCAACGGCTGGTGGGCGGCCTCCTACCTGGCCGCCATGGTGGTCTCCTACGATCAACCGGAGTGACCAAGTTCTCGGTAGGCGTGTTCGTCGGAGTGACCCTCACCTGGCTGGCCGTCTGGTGGTGGATCGTCTACACCAGTCGTGGGGTCTAGCCAGCAGACCCGTCGGTTGTGGGACACTCGCGGACAAGACACCCTCCCGAGAGCGAACCCGATGCCTCGACGCCGTCCCGATCCCCCGGTGGTTGCTACCGCTCTGGTCGCCTCAGCGACCCGCTACCAGGGGAAGATGGAACGGATCTACCGGCCCCGCCAAGACTGGCAGGCCGAGTGCTACCGGCAGTACGGCATCTGCGGTGAAGCCCGGTTCGCCGCCAAGTTCTTCGGCAACGCCGTCTCCCGCGCCACCCTCGGTGTCGGCCAGTACGTCAAGGGCGCACTCCGGGAAGTCAGCAACGGACCCGGTGCCGCCGCCCTCGCCGACCTGTTCGGTGGCGCCGCCGGACAAACCCAAGCCTTGCAGGCGATCGGGATGCACCTCACCATCGCGGGCGAGTGCTACCTGGTCGGACTGTCCGCCACCGAAACCTGGGAGGTGGTGTCCTGCATCGAAATGCAGGTCTCCGGCACCACCTGGGTCATCAACTACGGCGACGGGCGCCCCCCGGTCACCCTGCTAGAGACCGACGTGGTGATCCGCATCTGGCTGCCGTCCCCGGCCCGACAGATCGAAGCCGACTCCCCGTTCCGGGCGATGCTCCCCATCCTGTCCGAAATCGAATGGCTGACCCGCCACGTCTTCGCACAGATCACGTCCCGGCTCGCCGGGTCCGGGATTCTGATGATGCCGCAGTCGATGACCTTCCCCCCGCCACCCGGGCAGGACGGCCAAGAGGCACAGACCCTCAACGACGCCGACTCGTTCATGACCACCCTCGCCGACGCCATGCTGAAACCGATCGAAGACCCCGGCTCCCCGTCGGCGGTGGTCCCGATCGTGGTCACCGCCCCCGACGAGGCGATCGACAAGGCCCGGCTGCTCACCTTCTGGTCCGAGTTGGATGCCCAATCCCTGCAACTGCGCAACGAGGCGATCCGCCGGTTCGCGTTGGGCATGGACCTCCCCCCCGAGCAGGTGCTCGGCATGTCGTCGAACCGGGGCACCGGCGGTGGCACCTCCACCGGGGTCAGCCACTGGGGGGCCTGGCAGATCGAAGAAGCCACCATCAAGATGCACGTCGAGCCGATGCTGGACGTGATCACCCAAGCCCTCACCGTCGCCTACCTGCAACCGGCCACCAACTCCGACGTCTGGATCATCACCTACGACACCGCCGCCCTCCGGCTCCGGCCCGACCGGTCGAAGGAAGCCTTCGAGTTGTACGACCGGGGCCTGATTAGCGGCGACGCCTGCCGCCGCGAAAACGGGTTCCCCGAAGACGACGCCCCCTCCCCGGAGGAGTTCCGGAACTGGCTGCTGTTGAAGGTGGCCTCCGGGTCCTCGACACCGGAACAGGTGGGTGCGGCGATCGCGGCCCTCGGTGTCGACCTCGGGCCGCTCGCCCTTCCCGCCGCCACCCCCCGTGACGCCCAACCGCCGCCCTCTCTGGAAGAGCATCCCACCCGACCCCGCACCCCCGAAGACAACGCCGCCGCCCTGGTCGCCGCCTGCGAAGGACTCGTGTTCCGAGCGCTGGAACGGGCCGGGAACCGACTCCGGGCCGGGGTCGCGAAACCACCCGGCGTGCCGTCCTATGAGACCCACCTGTTCGTGAAGGCCAACGGCTCCGCCTCGAAGGTGTTGGAGGACGCCTGGTCGTGTGCCCCGCAGGTGCTCGACGGGGTCGGCGACCCGGAGAAGATCGTCCCCGTCCTCGACTCCTACTGCCGCTCCCTGCTCGCCGAACAGTCCCCCCACAAGCGGGAACGCCTCATCAACTGGCTCCGGTCCGCCGAGCAGGTGCCCGCATGATCGTGCTCTCGCTGGCCGAGTTCGCCGCCCAGCGACGCAAGGCCCAAGACGACGCGATCGCAGACCTGCTGCCGCTGGTCACCGCCTGGCTGGAACACCCCAACCCGACCACCCGCCGGGAACTCGTCGAAGCCACCGTCCACCTCTACACCGAGACCTACGCCTCAGAAGGCGGCACCGGCACCCCGCTCCCCGGTCCGTTCCGGATGAACGTCCGCACCACCCTGCTCCGCTCCAACCCGGCCACCGACCCCACCACCCTGGCCACCCTGCTCGCGGTCACCGCCACCAACGCCGCCACCGTGCAGGCCGCAGCCGACGACGCCGAGCCGCTGCTGTTGGAGTGGGTCACCATGCACGACGACAAGGTCCGGCACACCCACGCCGAC